AAACGAGGACGAGGACAACCGAGGAAAGTCCCAAGGACAGAAGCTGGACTTGCGAAACTAGAAAAGCAAATCAATGATTTCTTTGCAGACTGCGACGCAAAAGGACATATCTACACGTTGAGTGGACTCGCGTACTACCTTGACATGGACAGGAAAACATTACTGAATTATAGTAAAGACCAAGATTATTTCCCCACTATACGCAAAGCACGACGAAAAGTCGAGTTGGCAATAGAGCAAAGATTGCTGTCAGAGAAAGGCGGCGCGACGGGTGCGATCTTCAACCTCAAGAACAATTTCGGATGGAAGGATGAGACTATCCAAGACGTAACCCACAAAGGAATCAATATTTCACTCACCAAGTTTGACCATGAATAACAAAGAACTTTTCAACCTACCGATTATCGACCGTGATGGCGAGATCCGCAAGAAAGCAATCCTTGATGCGACGAACCAGCCGACGGGCGAGGAGCGTGAACTTTTGGTACTGGATGTTGCACTGGATGCAGTGTTCATGGTAGACACGATGCGTTTGATTACCAGCCGTGAACAGGCAGAACAGATTCTCCCTGCGAAGATGAAGGAGAACTTTGATCTTTGGCAAGCGGTGCTCCATGGTGATGTGTTGACCGTAGCACAGCGTGATGCACTCAAGGGGTATATCATGGGCATGCAGGGAAGTGATGTCGTGAAGCACCAAGTGGTGCTGGTGATTGACCAACTAGCGACCACCGATGACGATACTACTGCCGTATAATCACCGGCCACGTGAGTACATGTTGCCGTTCTGGCACGCGCTGGATAAAGGCACAAAGCGTATAGGATTGATTCTACCGCGCCGTTCTGGGAAAACCGTTACAAGCGTCAATGCCACCTTCCGGGATATGTACGAACGCCAAGGTGCGCACTTCCACTACTTCCCGACATACAAGCAAGGACGCACGGTAGTATGGGACGGTATGGACGGGAACGGGAATAGGTTCTTGGACCACTTGCCGAAGGAGTTGGTCTACAACAGGAATAACCAAGAGATGATCCTTACCAGCCGCAGTATCGCGGATATGGACGAGCCGGGGTCTGTCTATCGAATCATTGGTTCGGATAATATCGACCGAAGCGTTGGAGCGAACCCCGTCTGGACACTGTTTGATGAATACTCCCTATCCGATCCTATCGCGTGGGATTACGTCCGTCCTATCCTTGCAGAGAATGGCGGCACAGCCATCTTCATCTTCACCCCACGAGGCAAGAACCACGCGTACAGGCTCTACCAAAGTACCAAGGATGACCCGAATTGGTTCTGGATGCGGTTGACTGTGGATGATACGGGACATATCCCGAAAGCCGTACTGGAACAAGAACGAAAAGAGATTATCGCTAAGAACGGTGATGATGCTCTTTTTTGGCAGGAATACTACTGTGATTTTGATGCCCCGGTACAAGGTGCCATCTACGGCACAATGATGCGTGAGATCGAAACAGAAGGCCGAATTCGAGACGTTGCACATGATCCTGCATTGGTGGTCCATACATCATGGGATCTCGGACGTGGTGATAATACCGTTGTGTGGTTTGTGCAGCTTGACCCTTTTGGCGAGTACCGTGTGATAGATCATTACGTCAACAAAGGCCATAATATCGAACACTACTTCGAGGTGCTCAAGAAAAAAGAACGCGAGCTAGGGTATTACTACGGCGGGCATTACCTACCACATGACGCGCAGGCCGAACGGATTGATACGAAAAAGAACGTGGAACAGATGATGGCAGACTGGTTCCCGTCACGTGATATACATGTCGTTCCGCGGATCAACAGGAAGTTCGAGCGTATACAGTTAGTCCGGCAGATGCTTCGTCGGTGTTACTTCGATACAAAGAAAACCGAAGCAGGACGCGAGGCACTTGTGTCGTACCACTACGAATGGGACGAGAAGCGATTACAGTTTAAAGACGAGCCTGAACACGACTGGGCGTCAGACCATGCAGATGCTTTTGGACAAATATTCCAGTACATTATCCCGAGAAAAGCCGGCGGCAGTAAGTCCTTCGCGATGTCACATGACCCGTATAAATAACATCTTGCGGCGCACTTTGACCAACCGTACAATAGGTGTAGCAATTCTTTTACCGTTCGACAATGGTGAATCGTGATGAATATAAACTCTCGCCCGCAGGTGAGAAGACAGAAGCCCATAAAAACCTCCTTGGTCGTGTAATCAAAGAGTTCAATGCCGCGTTTGATACGACCAACAACCTCTTCGATGAGTGGGAAATCCGCACGAAGATGCTGAATAACCAGATGAAAGACAAGAACTCCGTTGGTGTGCCGTTGATGTATACGACGCTGAATACTGTTGTATCTGCATTGTACGATGATAAGCTCGGTGTTACACATATCCCATACAACTCCTCCGGTGCGGACCGTGCAGCAGCTTTGGATCAGATGGCACTCAATGATTACCGCGTGATGAAGAAAGGCGTCACGGATTATCACTGGATCTGGGACGCAGCGTTCTACGGACATAGCCCGCTTTTGATGCAGGGGTGGAACAAAGATAAGCAAGTCCCCGAAGTGGAGCTTATGGATCCAATGACGTTTTTCTATGATCCGATGGCGGTGTTTGTGAATCCGTTCATGGGGAAACCCGGACTCCGATTCTTTGGACGTCAACGTATCAAATCGATTGATTCTTTGAAAGGAACAGACCTGCATAAGAAGTATTTTAATCACGAAGAGTTCCTCCCTCACCGTGGATCTGGGGACCGCGTCGAACAAGCTGATCTCACACGTAAGGAGATGCAGAACTTGATCGCGTCTAGCAAGAATATTATCACGGGCGGACCGAAGAGCGGGATGTTGGTCACTGAGTGGTGGACGTTTGATACAGAAGGAAACCGTGTGTATATCGAAGTTATGGGACAACTCTCTCGTGGACTGGATGAGTCCTGTATTATCCGCTACGAGAACTTGGATTTCCAAGACCAGTGGCCGTTGATCAACCGCGTCTTGATCCCACTTGGGGAGACATTCCGTGGTATTTCTATTCCCGATCTCACAGAGGACAAGCAGAGATACACGGCGAAGTTCCTGAACCTCGCGCTGAAATCCGCAGAGTTTGCGACATACGGGCAGTATCTTGTCGATACGAAGCGTCTCTCACTGGACGAAGTAGGGACACCAGCACCGAATAAGTTGATCGCAGTGGATGGTGATACGAACGGGGCAATGACGCCGGTCATGCGTGAAGGGCTACGCGGTGAGTTCCAGTGGGTCATGAATTACATGGAAGCCGTCTCACAGCAAGCAACCGCTACACCTGCTATCTCGCAAGGGATGACGCCTGATAAGAGCCGTAGTGCGACGGAGATTGCGCAGCAGTCTTCTGGCGTGGACCGTCGGCATACCTTATCCGCGAAGATCCTTGGATGGTCAGAGACGGAGTATTACGAGCAGTGGTACCGTTGCTACGATAAGTTTTTTCCGAAGGCGGGTGAGAAGGTGATCCGCTTGATGGGCGAGATGGGGACATTGTTCACCACCTTTGGACGCACGGACTTTATGGATAAGAAGCAGCCCGAGGTGTATATCCAGTCTGCGGTGATGGGAGAGATCGAGCGAACAACGAAGCTACAGAACATGACCAACGTCATGCAGGTTATTTCTGCGGATCCGAATGTGAACACCCGATATATGTTCCGTAAGGTGGCAGAACTATCCGACTTCTCACGGGAAGAAGTGAATATGTTACTACCTCGCACACCCGAAGAACTGCATGCAGAGGGCGAGAATGACTTGATACTGAAGGACGAAGTACCACGGATCAGTATGCGTGATGATCACATGGCACACTTGGAGATCCATGCGAAGCTCCCGGAGAGTAAACTTCGTGATGCACATATCGCCGCACACAAGAAAGCTATGTTGCTTGCGCGTATGAACCCGGAGATTATGCCTGCACCGAACGCGGTCAATCCTGCGAATATGACGGAGGTAAATCCCGAAGTAGCAGCCCAGCAAGGTGTGACGCCGAACCCTACAGCGATGAACTTTAAATCTCCCGTACAAACAGCATAATGGAACACCACGCAGCATTGATGGAGGCATTGATCACGACACCAGCATGGGAACTCTTGACTATGCACCTGAAAAAGAATATTGCTGAACTAGAGCGATATATACTAGAGGGGCACTATGATACTATCGACACGTATAAACGCGCAGTTGATAAACGGAAAGTGCTCCTTGACATGTATGAACTCCCATTGAAGATAGCGGCTTTGTCATCGCGTGAAGTGACAGGGCCGTCTTCTTTGGACCCGTATGAAACCGTGGATGAATCCCGTGAACGGAGAACATCAGTCTAGGTGTGGTGTGACGCGGAGTCTTAATGCCCCGGCAACGTGTCACATTGCACCCGGGTGGATGTTTCCATCTAGGTCTATATTTTTAAAGGACTACACATGACCGACATCAATGTCGAGAATCCCGAGCAGGGTGACTCTACACAGAACACCGTGACTACGGAGTCTCCATCGAATGCCGCCCAGCAGTCGAAAGAGGAGAAACAGAACTGGTACGCACGTAGGCAACAAGAGAAACTCCGCAAGAAGCAAGAAGCTGAAGCAGAGGAACTCCAAGCGAAACTAGAGAGGGGAGAACTTTTTGCAGGACCGGACGACGTCGAGGAACTTGTTTTTGAAAAAGAACAGGAAAACCGGGTACTGCGTACAGAAATATTTCTTCGTGATAACGGGCCATTCGCAGCGTATAAGGACGAGATCCTTGCCGCAGCAAAAGAACCCCGGTACGCGTCACTCACCCCCGATGAGTTGGCAAAGGTTGTCGCAGCGGATAAACTCCTTGATTCCTCACAGAATCAACAGGCAGTGACCGCGCACGCTACTGGATCTGGTGCATCTGCACGTGAGAACATGCGCGCACAGGCCGTAGACTATAAGTCTATGCCGAAAGCCGATTTTGATCTCTACACGCAGAAAGTGATTAGCGGGCAAATCTAGCCTTTTTCCTTTTTTTGTGTATGAACAGCACAAGCAATATCACCAACGCGGTGAATAACTATTACGATCAGCTCCTGCTGCATCGTGCAACTTCAGAGCTTCTGCATGGTATGTTTGCGCAGAAGCGCCCTTTGCCTCGCAACGGGTCTACGAATACCATCAAGTTCCGCCGGTACTCTAATCTCTCCACGGCAACAACGCCTCTGGTCGAGGGACAGAACCCCGGGTCTGTACAGTTCTCTATCGCCGATGTAACCGCACAGGTACAGGAGTATGGAAACTACGTTGAAGTATCTTCTACGCTTGACTGGTCTGTTGTGTCTTCCGAGCCTGCTGAATGGATGCAGATTCTTGGGTACAACGCCAACGACACGCTGGATGTCCTGATGCGTGATGCGTACAACGCAGGAACGAATGTGTACTACGGAGGTAACGCGACGTTGACGTCTAACGTGGACACTGCCGACTTGATTGACGCGACTGCGATCAAGAAGTCTGTACGTCTTCTCAAGAACAACGATGCTCGTGTTATTACTTCTTTTGGGTATACAGACGACGCAACGGATGTGAAGAATATCCGTCCTTGTTTTGTTGGTATTTGCCACCCTAACACGACATATACGCTCAAGGGTCTCACCGGATGGACGGATATCGAGCAGTATGCACACTCCACGCAGACTATGCCCGGAGAGGTTGGTAAGCTGGACGAGGTACGTTTCATCGAGACGACGAATGCCAAGATCAAGACAGGTGAGGGAGACAGCGGTATTGACGTGTACACCACGTTGATTTTCGCACAGGACGCCGTCGGTCGAACGATGGTGACTGGTGAGGATCTGAAAACGATCTATCACCCTTTTGGATCCGCAGGAGCATCTGATCCTCTCAACCGTATTTCTACGATGGGATGGACCACGACCTTTGTTGCGATGATCCTCAACAACGCGTACCTTGTACGTATCGAGCACGCTGTAGCAGCTTAATTCTTATCAGAATATTGTTTATGAAAACCACCAACAAGCAGGTACAACCCGTTGATTTTACGAAGGAGGACGCACCCGCTACTCCTGCACGTGCGAAATCAAGTGTTGCACTCACTCCAGCCCAGCGCGTCCAAGCTGGCGAACAGATTTCTTTCGAAGAACTGGAGCAACTCCGCAAGTCTGGTCGGTCTGATCTTTGGATCCGACACGAACTCTTGCATGGACAGAAAGAGACTATCACGATCCCTCTGGATATGGGCGAAGGGTTTGATAAGGTTGATCAGAGAACAGGCGAAGTCTTGTACCCTATGGAGTTTGTCGCGATCAATGGTATCGCAGTACATGTCCCCAAAGGTGTACCCGTCGAAGTCTCGTATCTGGTGGCCCAGCAGCTTCGCCCGTATATCAATAGCAAGATCCCTCGTAAGCATATCCCGATGAATGTATCGAAGCCGCAGGTGTCTTATTCCTTCTAACTAGAACTATTGTATGAGTAACTATGCTGACGGGCACGTAGAGTCCCGCAAGTCTCTGATCCAGCTTGCAAAATCTGCAAATCACACGCTCCTTTCTACCGGCGGTCTCGCGATCAAGGCTGGTGGATCTGCGCTGGTGAAGGCTGCTACGGCATGCCGAGCGTTTGTGAATGGTAAGCTGGTGACCATCGCCGCTAATACGGATATGGCCGCACTGGCTGGAACGATTACCGCTGATTTGTTCAATGTCTATGTCTTCTCTATCGACGAGGCAGGGACGTTGTACACGCAGATGGGTACGGAGGCAGCAACGGTAGGAGCAGTTCTGTTCCCCGACGTTCCTGCGGACCGTGCCGTGATTGGATTTATTATCGTCAACCCTACGGGTACAGGTAACTTCGTCGGCGGTACTTCCGCTCTTGATGACGCTACGATTGTACCGAATGCGGTGTACGTGAATACGCCATATCCTTTCAATCCCGGTCTTTACCTCGCCGCTGAGTAATCAACGGATTGATCACAACGAAGAAATACTCGCCTCACAAGGGTGGGTATTTTTTTATTGCATGCGCCATATAGGCCCCGTACAATGTATGTAGATACGGGGCACCACTATCTTCGATGAACGGTATACAGTTTGCGGCGCTTGTACGCACCACCACAAATCAAGACAGCACAACGTTCCCTGATGCACGTATGGTTGCATATACAAATGCAGCTTTGGAGGAGCTTGTCCCCCGCGTGGAATCCGTCAATGAGGGATTTTTTACTATGGAGTATTACCATGATCTTGTCGCAGACCAACGTCTCTATACGTTCCCGGATGATATGATGACGCGTATGGAGAAACTCGCGATCAAGTTCGAGACATGGGCAGGCTACGAATGGTGTGAAGAAGACAGGCTTTCTATGACGCGTCTACCCGCTGATGAGGCGACTATCCGCGCACAATACAGTGATAGCCGCCCGAAGTTCTGGCTCCGGCGAGAAGGACTGTATATCCTCACAGGAAGTGCTATCCCTGACGCAACGGACGGTATCCAGTTCTGGGCGAAGAAATACCCGAACGATATTTCCGCAACGACATTGGCGCAGTCGTTTGATATGTCTATCGCTCCTGCTGCTGATGGTGTAGGGATCCCTCGCCTGATGCACAGAGTCCTCGCTATGCGTGTATCTATCATGTACAAGGAGGATAGGGACCGACCGTTGCCACTCACACAGGCAGAACAGAACTTTGAATTTCATGTACAGAAAATGCTGGATAGTATCGGCGGTCAAAACCTTGAACGATCGATTACACCGAATTTCCCGTATGATGATGGATCTCAATACTAACTTTTTTTTTATGCTTCTACGCTCGCGATTGAAAATCAAAAACAATGTCGTTGCCGTTTTGAAAGACGCAGCAGGGAACATTGTCCCGCTCTTCCAGCCTAACGCGCTGGGAATGGCATGGTATAAAGCAACAGGTACACTCCCGCAGGTGTCTTTGTTTGGGGCTATGAGTGATAACCTCAAGCTTAGTAACCTTGTCACAACGGCAGGACGTGCGGCATTGGCTGCAAAGATTGGTGGTGTGTCTGCCGTAGGTGATTGGGAATACCTTGCGATTGGTACGGATAACACCGCAGCAACGATTGGTGATACAGCACTTGGTGCGGAGATTACCACTGGTGGAGGAGCGCGCGCCGTTGCTACAGCAGCGTTGACGACGACAGATACCACGAATGATACCTTACAACTTGATTATGAATGGACGTTTTCATCGACGTTTGCGGTCAATGAGGTGGGTATATTTAATGCTGCATCTGGTCCTACGTTGCTTGCTCGTGTTCTGTTTCCTGCTGGTACTATCAACGTCTCTAGTGGGATGAAGCTGCATGTATATTGGAAACTTGACCTCGATTAAACTATGGCACGAATTTTACCACCAACACGGAACAGGACGAAGGTACTCGTCTCCGGAACGATTACTGCTGGAGCTGTATCTATCTCGTTGACGTCCGGACAAGGCGCGTTACTCCCGGATCCCGCAGTGGAAGGAGAGTATCGCCTTGTCTTGTATGATGCATCGACATACCCTGATCCTACGGATGATCCGGACTGCGAGGATATTACGGTGACAGGGTTGACTGGTGATACACTCACTGTTGACCCCGTCGTGAATAATCACACAACGATTGGCGTCCAGTACGTCATGTACTTGTCCTTTGATAAGGAGCAGATTGATTTGATTGACCGTATTCTTGGGCGACAGATCACCAGTGTGAGTTCTATTGTCTACAATGCAAAACGACAAGTCACCAGTATTGTATGTGGTACAGTCACCTATACATTGACGTATAACTCCTCCGGACGTATTGCGACAGTCAATGATGGGACGAATACTTGTACTATCACCTACGCAGGCAGTGGCGCTATTTCTACTATCTCTTATGCATAATCACTATGATTCCTTTGAATGTATTTCCTAACGAGTTCCCCGTTGGTCTCGTCTCTGGGAAATATCCACCGTATGTTATTATGGCGGACAATAAACTGAAAGACTTGGAGATGTGGTCGGACGGCACAAGTGGAACGCATGGTGTGTTTTATCCGACGAACTACGCGTCTACAGAGCAGACGCTTGTTACGAATAACAACACATCACTTGCGGCTATCTTTACCGCAGACGATAACTCGTATACTTCTGCTGGGACAAAAAAGAAGATCTTTGGGAACTACTTCAACTCATACCGTTCTCTCTCTAAGGCGAGTATCTACAGTGACGAATTATTTTCTTCTCTTACGAGTTTGAACGCTTCTACGAGTGATCATCAAGATATGCTAGAGATTGGTACGGATAAAATCCTTACGGTATTTGCAGACACGGCGGATTCGAACAAGTTGAAAGGCTATATCTCTACGCTTTCTGGTAAATCTACAGTTACGGCGGGGACGGTGTTTACTATTGATACGACTGCAACATGTATCTATCCACGTATTGCAAAACTTGCGGATGATAAGTTTGTTGTTGCATGGGGTGTTGGTAACACTATCAAAACAGCGGTTGCAACAGTCTCTGGGACAACACCAACATTTGGGGCTACAGCGAACGCCACGACGAACTCTAGTGAGTTCAACGGGATTTGTAAGCTTGATACAGACAAGTTCGCGTTGACCTTTGTAGACAACACGTCAAACAATATCAATGGTATCGCCGCGACAGTTGCGACGACAACGATTACCTATGGATCTGCTGTAGTGATATATGGTGCCAACCCCGCAAATCCTGCGTATGGGTGCGCCTCTGATGCCCAAACAAGAGGGCGCAACTGCACGATCCAACTTGGTACGGATAAAATGTTTGTTATATGGGGTGTTTCTACTGGTACAGCGACACGTCATGCAGTATGCACATTTGCTGGTACGGTTCTTAGTTTAGTCGCGACAGATTCCATTTCTAACACAATTATACAGAACAGTAGCGCGCTTGAAGCGGTCAAAGTGGACACAGATAAAGTGATGGTGATTGGTGGATCGAGCACAGAAACTCGCGTTGTTATTATCACACTTTCTGGGTCAACTTTATCAATAGGTACAGAAAAAAACATCACATCAGTGACAACACTCTACTCTAGGAATCTTATTGTGAAAAACTCTGGTGAGGTTTTAGTGTTGATCGATGCGACTATCAGTTCCGCTTATACGCAGTTGGCAACTATTGTGAAAGTAAGTGGTGCGACAATTACCACAACGGATAGTATTACTACGGGATCAAATACACTGCCTTCTGGTGGGTGTTTTATACAGACAACAAACTATACCGTCGCGATGCGTCGTCGATCAGAAGGTGTCGGCGTCCATGCAGTTCGTCACATGTCCGTCACTATTGATGTGAATGGGTCAAACGCTATAACAGGCACAACCGTACCATTCTTTGATTTTGTTGCTATCAACAAGGAAGCAGTCGGACGAAAGTTGTACATGCTCGTGACCAATGCGAATGCTTTCACACAAAACATCGTGTTCAGTAAATTATATGCTAACGTCGAATAACTATGGAAATCACTTCTCCCCTCCTTGCTATTGGTTCCTCCGCCGTCTTCTCACAAGGAGTTGATATGGCGTTCAGTGGTATGGCAGTAGACCCTGCGTATATTTCTATCGCAGGAGCAGTATGGCGTAACGGTGGATGGTGGTACTACGACGCGACGAATACGTCGAAGTTATATGCAGAATCTAGTCTTATCACCTTTGCATAATGATTGCAGGCGCACCTCTTGCATCTCGGACAGTCACAGGACATAGGGCAGAGTTCTTCCCTATCTCTATCTTTCTGACGGATACACTCACGTTAGTAGACAGTCTTGGTGATACGGAGGTAGAGCAGACGTTGACGGACAGCATGTCTCTTGTAGACACGTTGATGCCGTCGGAGTTGGAAGCTACCTTCACTGAGATACTCACGCTCAAGGATTACTTGGTGGCATTACTGGATGGCGAACTGGTAGACGGGTGGCGCAGAGTGGATAGACCTACTACTTCTTGGCGACGTGTCGATAGACCATGAAAAATGAAATACTCCTGAATCAGTTCCATCTCACGCAGAATATGGATGATCCCATGGCAGACGGGTGTCGTGCATCACGTTTTATACGGTGTACGCCACAACGACAGCTTGGGCTTATCATGCCGTCTACTGGACCTGCTGGATGGACAGATGGTGTCACACCGTTTACCACGAATATCGCGAGTGCATTCTTGCCATGGAAGATCAGCCACGGGTATTATTTTCTTTTAAACGATACTGTATACAAGGGTGATCAAGACTTCCAGACATCAACACTACTGCACACACGCGCTCCTGCGGCGGGTGCAAAAGATGTCTACAATGTGATCTCGTTTGGCGCGTATATTTACTACGCCATGGAGAAACGTCTCGGGCGTCTTGATCCAGCAACGAACACGTTCAATGATAACTTCGCGACCTTCACGAATGGTGTGAGTAGTATCTACCACCCTATGCGGATTGTGAACGACACGTTGTATATTGGCGATGATGACCTTGTCGCACAAGTAGACAGCACAGGGACGTTTACCGCCAACGCGCTGGATATAGAACCGGGATTTTCGGTCACAGCTTTGTATGAATGGAACAACCAACTTCTTATCGCCGCAGCATCGGAGCAAGTGAATCCTCCGTTTGACGGACGGAAAAACTCGTACAGTAAAGTCTATCGTTGGAATACATGGAGCGTCTCGTGGGACACGGCGACACTTGTCCCGGAGGATATTGTCCATGGTTTTATTGTAAGTAGTGGTGGTCTCTACATGCTCACACAATCCGACAAGGTGAAATTCTACCGGTACAATGAACCATACGCGGATATGGTGATGGAAATGCCTATAGGTGATATGGATGTATCAAACAACAGGTATGCAAAAATCTTTCCTATGTCTTTCCACGATTACCAAGGAACGACGTATTTTGGTGTAGGGAACGAGGTGGCTTCTACCACGTCATATGAATCGGGGATATACACGTTCAGAGCGAAGAAAGCAGGCTATCCGCCAACGGTACAGCTAGAACACCAGTATAGAGGATATGGTGTCAACAATTGGGTGGATTACTATTGTATCCAAAGTTTGGAAGGTATTGGATTGTTTTGGTCATACCATCAGACAGATAATCCGAACGAAGACTTTGCTGGCACAGATTACGTAGTCCTTGGTGGTAACAGTATCCCCGCAGTGTCAAGCTACATTGTAGACACTGGGTATATCACTGTAGACAGAGCAAACAGGAAACAGTTCCGTATTGCAGTAGACATGGGGTACTGGACAAGCGGGACAACGTGCGGTGTATACGCACTGTTGGACGGTCCTTCTGGTGCAGGGCAGAGTATCACGATGCTCCGTGATGAAGAGCGCCGGATGTTTGTCTCGGATCTGATTACCGATGAGTGTTCGTTTATCAAGCTCCAAGTCACTATTGCAGATAGTAGTGTCGGGACAATGAATGACTGCATACAAAGTATCCGTCTTATTTTCTCCTAGTTTTATGCAAGAAGATGTTCGTCAGTTGCGTTCTCTTGTAGAGGCCATGGCACGTGATATACAATCTTTACGTGAGACAGTCCGTGGATTAACGATGTCACAACGTGATTTTCAACTAGGGAATAGTATGCAACTGGGGAACGGTGCGCAGGCAATGCACATGGACCGTGAAGGACTCTGGTTTGGGGCAAAAACCTTAGCAGAGATCACAGGCACAGTCCCTATCCCTGGATCTGCAATCCTTATGGACGGGACAATCTACGCGAAGGATGGGTATACCGGTACGTTTACCGAGATGGGTGGTGGTAGTATTGATTTCGTGAACGGGATATGCGTCGGATAACATTATAACTTTCTCTCAATGGCTGATAAATACACGGTACAACCGGGTGATACCGTCGCAGGTATTGCACAAAAAGTCTCTAGTGATCCTCTTGTACAGGATGTTTTGAAGAAGACAGGTATTTCACAGCTTCTTCCCGGACAAGAGATCAATGTCCCTGAACCGACACAAACAGGCGGAGTCGCTACTCCTCCCCCTTTGGAGTTTGGTGCGCCTGTAGCGGCGGCAACACCAGGACTAGGAACCGTGACACCTCCCGCACCAACAGATACAGGAAGGACACTTGCAGAGCTTCCTGTTGTAGGACAGCCACCACAACCGACGTACGAGAAGCCTATGATGAAAGGCGGGCAGCAGACGTTCGATTTGTTCAACCGTCTTGTCTCTGGACAGGTCAAGCCCGAGGGACAGACACCAACAACCGCCGCAGAACAAGAGGCGTTCACGATGTACGGTAATTATCAGAAGTATAATACTGCGGATTCTAAGACGTTGTTTGATGCTATACAGAAAGGCGAGATTACCCCTGATCCCGGGAATATCCTTTGGCGTGCTATTAGTGCAGGGGGTGAACCTACACCGCAGATGGTGGAAGCGTTCGGATGGTGGAAGATGGCACAGGAACGAAACGCTGCTGGCAAACGTCCTGCGGATCCGTTCCTTGGTGGCGCGTTCCCGAAGCCTGCGAATCTGGATGATGCAGACGCGCTTTTGAACGAGGATCAGAAACGTATGACAGACGGGGAAGGTGATACCACTGGAGCCATGGTCAACGAGGATCCTACAGCAACGGAGCTTTCCGGTGATGAATACAGTAAATACGAAAGCGAGCTTCGTGCGATGTTGAATATTGCCGCTCCTGACGCGCCTGAATACGAGAAGAATTTGCTTGCGCTTCGTGGGCAGTACGGCGTAACGGCTATGGAGTCGGATCTGGACGCACTACAGAAAGAGTACGCGGATATGGAGGCTATCACGCGGCAGCGGTTGCAGTATCAGACGGACCAGCCTGTAGCAATGAACGTGATCTCCGGGCGTATGACGGAGGTGCAACGGCAGCAGAAGGAGCGACTGGATTACCTTGGCCGTGAGATCCAGTACCGCAACGATATGATACAGACCGCGAATAGCGCGATCTCTATGATTATGAACGCGAAGCAGATGGATTACGGCGTGGCGCGACAACAGTGGGAGGACGGCGTGAACGCGGCAAAAGGACTCCTGCAAGAGTTTGGTGCTATGCGGCAAGCGGAGATGGACGATGCGAATGCACGCCGTGACGATGCACGTGCAGTCTTGACGACGTACTACAATAATCTCACTGAAGGTACAATGAGTGTGACGGATATGGCTCCTTCAGAGATGGCACAAGTGGCGAAGCTGGAGATGCAGGCGGGTATGCCTATCGGAACTTTTGCGAATCTCCGTAGTAAGAACCCTACCATGGACGTGCGCACGCAGGTGGAGCGGTACGATGCAGCAGGCAACCGGTACTTTGATATTGTGATGCAGGACAAGCGTACGGGGCAGGTGAGTATACAGACGGTGAAGGCTGGATTTGACGCAGAGAAAGCGTCTGCACTAGCGAAGACAGAGCTGGATATGATGAAGACCGTCGGCGATATTGCATACCGTGATGTGGAGACACAACTCAAGCAGGATGAACTCTTGTATGATAAACCTCTGGACCGTGAGAATCTCCGTTCACAGATCCTTGACCGTGATACAGGACGTCTGAAGACGGAGTATGATATAGCAACAGGCTACGAGGTTGTAGGGCCTTCTGGATCCGCGAATACGTCAGATTACTTGAAAAACTATGGTGCTATCACAGGTCCGAACGGTAGCCCTCTTTGGAAGTATGGATTGGATGTTGACTTGAAAAAGGGTGATCCAGTGTATTCTCCTGTGACTGGCGAAGTGGTGAAGGTGGGAAAGAACGGTGGATTTGGAGAACAGGTACAGATCAAAGACGCGAACGGAAACCTGATATGGCTTTCTCACTTGGATGGTGCAAATGTTCAAGTAGGACAACGTGTGAGCGCTGGTGCGCAAGTAGGGATCGGAGGTAACACAGGAAACACGATCAAGGGGAAGGGTGGTGACGGGTCTCACTTGGATATTACTATCAAGAAGCCTGATGGCTCATACTTCTCCGCTCCTGATGTACAGAACTATATTTCCAAGAATTACAACAGCGAGGTGGCACGTGGCACAAGTGTCACAAAAAAAGAGACTGCACCAAAGAATGCGACAGAAGCGAAGAAAACACTAACAAGTGAGTTCCAAGGATTTATCAAGGATGAGAATATCCTTGGCGCTGATGGGAAACTGAGCCCAAGCGTCTATAATAACATGCGTCAAGTGTGGGTCACACAAGGTTTTGAACCGACCGACTTTGATGATACGTTTTCTACGTACGTTAATACACAGCACGTCAATGACTACAACGTCGGTACAACGTCGCAGGTGATGAAGAAGAACGAAGCATACGTTGGAGCCACAGAGGCAGCAAAAAACACAGCCGCAACGATTGAAGACACCACAAAGAACGCTTTCAAATTCCTTACTGGTAACTAACATGTCTGAACAGGAGTTCCTTAAAAAATTAAGTAGTACCTACAATACGCCTATTGTACCGCCAGTAGTAGCGCCGAA